TAACAATCGAAAAAACGACCGAGAAAGTAACCGTTACGAATCCATTGACAGGCAAAGACGAAGAAAAAGCACGTACAACTATTACAACAAATGAAGGTTGGACGGTTCAAGACGTTGTAATTAAAACGGTAATTGGTGCGGTAATTGGGTTTATTATTACCAGAATCTTAGGTAAAATCTTTAAATTTTAAGTATGAAAAAGGCGTTTGAAGGTATTGGTAAAGGATTGACTTTTTTAACCAATAATAGATTTTTTTGGTATTTTGTTTTAGCAGTTTTGGCGTGGTTTGGGTATAAAAAATTAACGACATCTCCAGAAACAGCTTTTCTTGATTCTGAAATACCAAACAGCGGGAAGGACGTAACGATTTACTATAATCCGAGTGAATTAGTTGAACGTTTTCATAATTATTTTTCGAGTTGGTTTGATGTAATTATTAATACCTCTGAATTAGAAATTTGTTATACGTTAGCGAATGCTTTGTCAGACGGTGAATTTGTTATTATGGTAAAAACCTATAACGCTAAATATGCAAAATCGGACGGAGTGGGAATAATTACTGATACCATTGAAACACTTTGGAAACGTTCAAAATCTTCTAAGAAAATTCTATTTGGCACAGGAACAATGCAACAAAGCAAGTTTTACGACAGAATGACACGTTTAAAACAAAATTATTAATTATGAGTAATTCACCAGCAACAACAGGCAGTAAAACCAGCGGTTCAATTTTGGGAAACGTTGGAGATGTAAATATAAAGTTCGATACTCCCAGCATCATAACAGCGGGATTAACGGCAATTGGTGTGGTAATTTTTGGAGTAATATTTTCCAAAATTATCAATAAATTCTTTTAAAAATATGCTTCCTTTTGAATGGGTTTTACAGCGAGAACCATACGCATTTATCAGTAAATTAAAATTGATTTGTGAAAAATTACAAATTAATCCTGCATGGTTAATGATGGTTTTTTGGGTAGAATGCGAGTTCAATACGCAGATAAGAAATCCACATTCTGGAGCAATAGGACTTATTCAATTTTTGCCCAGTACGTTAGTTAGTTTAGGTTTTAGAACGTCTCAATTAATTGGACGTTACGGAGTTTGGCAATTAGATTTAGTTTACAAGTATTTAGCACCGTACACAGGTCGAATGCACTCTGCCTATGATGTTTATTTAGCGGTGTTTTATCCAAGGGCATTAAACAAACGAGATGATTTTGTAATTGCCTATGAACATGAAAAAGCCTATAAATATAATCAAATACTTGATACTGTTTTTGGCGATAATGACGGAGTTTTGGAGGTTTTAGACGTTAAATACTTTTTTCGGCAGCGAGTGTTAAAAGCTATCAAGGCACACCGCAAAAACCCGAAATATAAAGGTAGAATACCAGTAGATTATGAATTAGGATTTTACTAAAAGCAAGATGATTTTTATAGAGAAAATACCGATTAATGAACGAGTTTACGTTAAAAATGAAATAAATTCTATTTGTTCAGATTTAGGCATAAAAAACCCTGATTGGTTGAGTATTATTATTTATCGTGAGTCGGTTTGGAATCCGAAAGCAAAAGCAAAAACAAGTACAGCAACAGGATTAATACAGTTTTTGGAAGCGACTGCAAAGAATTTAGGTACATCAACGGCAAAATTATCAACTATGACAATTAGCCAACAATTACCGTTTGTTCGTGAATATTTCAAAAGAATGATACGACAATACGGCAAGCCTAAAAGTTTGTATCAAGCCTATTTGTTAGTTCATTATCCAGCAAGTTCTAAAAAAGGATTCACGGACAAAATTTACAGTTCGCCATCGTTGGCATATTCAGCAAATAAAGCCTTAGATAAAGCAAAAAAGGGATATGTAAGCGGTCAAGATATTGAGAATTTTTTAACCAATAATTTGCCAGGAACTTACGACCCAAATAGAACGGTAAACACGCAAATTTTAGGCATTGATAAGAATTACATTTTATACGGTGCTTTATTCATAGTTCTTGCAACGTTTTTATATAATCCTTCTTATTGGTTAAGTCAAATCACTACAATTTTTAAAAACATCAAACTTTTTTTCACTCGTAAACGGTTCGCATAATGATTTTTTTAGAGATAGAAAACACGATTCAAATTAGTACAGTAATTTCAGTTGCCGTTGGAGTTGTAACCGTAATAGGTGTTTTAGTCGGTGGGATTTCTTGGTTTTTTAGAATCGTTACCAGAGTTTCAATACTGGAGACGGAAATGGTAAGCGTGAAAGAAGACCAAACGGAAATTAAACAGGACGTAAAAGAAATTTTGAAATTATTGAGAGATAGACCAAACCGATAAAATGAAAATTCAAGAAGAAATACTTAACGCCACAACTGACACAAACAACAATTTAAAGGTTTTAAATCGTAATATTGAAAGTTTGGTTCAAGCCGTTGCAAAGTCGCAGGAAACGCCCGAAAAACCGCAAAAAATAGGTTTTGTACAGAATGCAGTAAAAAGTATTATCGACAATCCAAAAACGAGTTTTGCGGGCGTTTCAAGTATGGTTTTAGGCGTTGTTTCAAAATTATATCCTCAATACGCTGAAATAATAAATAGTTGCATGGTTGGCATTACTGGAGGCGGTTTAATCATTGCCAGAGATGCAAAACCAGCAACGCAACCAGTAGCACCAGTACAACCAAATGAGGAACTTTTAGGATAATGTTTATAATCGGATTCAGGCATAAATTAGCAAACAATGACGTGAAAAGCCATGCCATGAGTTTATTGCTAAATTCAGATATAGTACATTGTGAATTAATATTTTCAGATAAAAAAGTCGGGTCTTCTTGTCAATGGTTAGGCGTTGGGATTTTCAATAAAGACGAAAACCGTAACCCGAAACATTGGGAGTTTTACGAAATTCCTTCTTTTTACGAAGAAAAAGCGAGGGAATACATCCAACGGAAAGAGGGATTAAAATATAATTGGGCGGGAATATTCGGGCAAATGTTAATGCCAATAGGTTTAAATTCAGACGGTTTTTGTTGTGCAGATTTATGCTATTTGGCATTAAAAAAAGCAGGTTTACCATTACCAAATTTTAACCCCGAAAGTCTTGCCCCGAGTGATATTTTAATGATGATTAAGCAATTAAATTTAAACAAAATTTACAATGTTCAATAAAATTACAGGCTATTTTTCGCTATTTGTTGGGCTATGCGTAGCAGGATATTACATCACAGGAGTTATTTTAAATTGGCGACAATTGAAACAACAAAACGAAATAAAAAAATCTAAAAATTACGAATAACTATGAATATTGGAGATACTTTTTATAGTTTGGTTGATGACATTCCATGTTATTCAGTCGAGGAATTAAAGGCAGGACGTAAATACAAAATCAATGAATTAAGTGTAAATACGCTTAATGATGATTACGGTTTTGATGATGCAGTAACACCCTTTTTGTTCAAAATTCCTATGCAAAAATTCATTGCAATTGCAGAGGAAAGGGTTGTTTGTTTGGGGATTGAATATGTAATTACTCATTTGAAATGTACTCATTATGACGACGGACATGATGGCGTTTTTGGAATTGGTAGTTCTCCCAGCATCGACCGAGATTTTGAGGTTTATTTAGGTTTTGAAACAAGCCAAATTTCAACGACAAAACCGCAGGATTTCAAAGGAGGTACGGCAACATCAAACGATAAGCCCTTAACCAAAACGCCAGCGGTGGGAGGTTCAAACGGTTCAGGTTCGGGAACACCTGAAACCGATAAAAAAACGAGTACAGGCTTAATTGTTGGTTTGTCAGCTTTGGGATTAGCAATATTTGGAGGTTTAATTTATTTAGTCACTCGTAACAGATAATTATGAAAAGTAAAACAGATACTTCAAAAGGTTTAAATACGTCCACATCGACGAAACAAACTTATAAGGAAATCAACGGTAAAACGAGGGTCGGAAACGCAATTTCTACGATTTGGGGAGGGTTTAAAGGCATCTTTACAGGCAAAGGAGCAGTACAAGCCAAACAGGACGGTACGGGCGTAGTTTTGAAAGATGACAAAGGCAAGGTTTTAGTTGATAAGCAGGTAAATAACACCAATTGGCAAAATATACTTGCTGGAGTTGGTTTATTGGTTGGAGGAATCACAGGAGCCACCAGCAACGAAGGCACAACACCGCAAGAACTGGAGATTCAAAACCAGCAGGAAATCCGTACAGGTTCAAATACTTTGCTTATTGTTGGGGTTGGTATCGTGGTATTCATTGGCTCAATTTGGGCGTATTTTAAATTTAGGGATTAAATGAGAATAGCGGTAATTAATGAAAACGTTTCTGAAATTACATACAATGACTTGGTTAAAGCCGTTTCAGCAATTCAATATCAGGTAAACGAGCATTTTTACCCAGTTCACGGATTAACCGCTGAAATTAAGCCGTTTCGTAGTTTAGAGGACGTTCCAGTAGGTTTTTATCCTATTACAATTAAATATGTTATCCGAAATAATGAGTTAGACGGATTACATAATGTAGATGAAAAAGGAGGTCCGTTTGGAGAGATAAAATTTTGGAAACGGTGGAGCTACACACTTTCACATGAAATTTTAGAAATGATTAAAAATCCATTCCTAAAAGAGTTCAGAAAGAGTAAATCTATATTCAACGAAGAAACCGAAAATCCTCAATTTGTTGAAGAAGTAGCAGACGCAACCGATGGCAAAGGTTATGAGATTGGCGGCGTTGAAGTATCAAATTTTATAACGCCAAATTGGTACGATTTGTACGATAACGAGTATTATATAAAACTTGGTACACGCTCAAAACCTGTTAAATATGACTATTTGGGCATTTTGACCAAACCACGACAATTATACGAAGGTGGAAACGTAGCATGGTTGAGCATCACAAACGAATACTTTCAGGCTCAAAAAACGAAAGGGATTGTTTACCTAAGAAACCTTACAAAAAACACGCCTTTTGAAGCAATTACAACAGCCGTAACCGATTCAGACAATACCGTTTATTACGTTTCAGTAGCTTTAATTTTAGGAATTACATATTTAATATTTAGAAAAAAATAACAATGGCAAAGGCAAAAACAACAGCAAAAAAAACAACAACAAAAAAGGCAACTTCACGCAAGAAACCTACACAAGGTCAAGCATTGGCACAGGCAAGAATCGGACGTATCAGCGATGAAGCTACTCGCATTCAAAAAGCGGGCGGAAAAAAGACCATTCCAGCAAAATCAGTTTACAAAGTAAATAGGGCTGATGCAGTGAAACAAGCCGCTAAAAAAGTAAAGTAAAAAACCTCTAAATCATTATCCCTAAACCTAAGAAATTTAGGGATATTTTTTTACCATGTTCAAAGACCATAAAAAAGAATTTATCATTACGATTGTAGCAGTTTCTTTGCTATGGTTAGGCGTTTATTACTTTGGATTGCAGGACGTAAAGACAGCAGAACAAAAAGGGCGTAAAATTGAAATTCAAACGCAAATTGCCATTCAAGACAAAAAGCGTACAGGCTTACAGAAAGCCGTTTGGGAAGCAATAGACAAAGGATTAAACGAGCGTAAAGAAATTGAACAAAACCATATTAAAGACGATGAAAACATTACTATTTACGTTATTTCTCTTACTGACAGTTCCCTTTTTAAGCTATTCGAGAGTAAATACGGACTCATTGACAAAGAAAGAGACAAGATACTACATCACAAAGATTCAGATTCAGAAAATCGTTGAAAAAGACATAAAATTTGATTCTCTTCAAAAACGATTTGAACAAATGATTAGATTGCAAAAAGAGGTAATTGAACCCTCCCAGGTGCAAACAAAACAGGCTTTTTCTTTATCCGATGCAGAGATTAATAATTTACAGAAAATTGTAATTATTGATAAGCAAATTATAAAAGCCCAGGGCATTAAAAACGTTTGGCTAAAAATAAGATTACCTCTTTCATTCATAACAGCGTTCTATTTGGGCAACGTTTTGGCACAAAAAGGGGTTAAAATAACATTTTAAAATCATGGGAATTTTCAGCGGTATAGGTAGTATCATAGATAATATTTTCGGTTCGGGTTCGTCCAGCAATTCAGAAACCGAACAAATTAAATCAGCTTTGGAAGCGGATGACAAACGAGACAAAACACAGGCAATTTTAATTTATTTGTCTTTGGGAGTAGGTTTTACAGCTTTAATGGTTGCAATCTTTAAGAAAAAATGATAACAATAACATCACCAATACAAAACCAATTTCACCAGCGAGACAGCAGAAACAATGCAATCGTAAAAATTGCGGGTTCATGTGATTTGCCGTGCAAATTGATTGTAAAATTAGACGGTAAAACGGTACAGGAAGAAACTTTAAATGGTAATTTTCAATCGTATAAAATCTTAAAGCAAGGGGTTTATACAGCTGAATTTTCAATTAATGACATCGTTCAAAGAACCGTAACTTTTGCCGTTGGTCGTGTTTTTTTATGTACAGGACACAGTTTTGCGGAAGGTGTAGGTAGTGCTTTTGTTCAATCTGAAAAGGTTTTTATTCAGTCGAATATTGACGGAGCAGTTCCACCGCTTGCAAGTTTTACGAATGATACGCCAATGTATAAAAAGATTAAAGATTATGCCATCACGGACGTAAACGGCAGTAAAAACGAGGGAATTTGGGGGCAATTTGCTGAGAATTTGAGCAAAAAAGACGATTGTCCAGTATTAATTTATCATTCAAGTTGGGGCGGAACGTCCGTAAAACAATGGGCTGAAAGTGCCAGCGGTTCACGTCCAGAAGGCTATGCAGGGTACAGTTTCAATAATCCGTCAGATTGTCCGTATTTCAAAACTCGTAATATTCTGAAATACCTGATTAAAAACACAGGATTAGAAGCGGTTTTAATCATGCACGGAGAAAACGACACCAACGACACAGCGGAAAACATCACGGCAAACTATAATAAATTAATTACAGCGATTCGTTTAGATGCAAACGATAAGGAATTACCTATTTATGTAAGCCGTTCCACTTGGCGAAGCGACACAGAAAGAAAAGTTATTTCAGCACAAAATACAGTTATTGAAAAAAATACAAATGTTTATGCTGGTCCAGATATTACAACGATAGGAGATTACGGGCGTAAAAATGTGCAATTACCGAGACAATTTGACTATGACGAACACCTAAACGCAGAAGGTCAGAAAAAAGCAGCTGCACTTTGGGCGGATTCAATCAAAGATTATCATAATAAAACGGTTGTAGGAAGTCTCGTTAATAAAATCCCTTTCATTGGTGGGAGTTCCGCAAACGTTCAAAGTTCTAATGTAATTGGTTCGTTAGCGGTTTTTGTTATGTTGGTTCTTCTCAATCGTTCGGTAAAGTTGGGTTTTTTTGGCATCGTAGGAGCGTTTTGTTTGTCTGTCGGAGTTTATTTCAGTAACATTTTTAACATTGATTACAATGAGAATAGCAATTGAAGACTACGAGGAATTTATTTCACCTTTAAACTTATTTAAAAATGAAAAAGAGGTTAAAGATTTTTGTCAGATTTCTGACAACATCCAAGATTTACAAGCCTTTCGCCGTACCTGTTTCGAGTCAGGAGGAGTTGGTTTTGTTCATATAATTGATAATAGAATTGATGAAATATTGAGTTTGACATGATTTGTAAACTAAAAAAGCCCTAAAATTTAGGGCTTTTTTGTTATTTATCTTGTTTGATATTATAACCACGTCCAACTACATGGGTTTTATATCTAACATAAGAAATTACAATCAATGGAATTACAAGTTTTTTTGTCTCAAATTTTGGTTGTAGAATTCCGTCTATTTTGTTCAGCTTGCAAGCATCTAAATAAACTCGTTCCCGTCGGTGGTCTTCTCCTGTTTTGCCAGAACGCCCAAAAGGTATAAATAAGAGCCAAAATTTATTGAAACTTCTTTCAGATTCAACATTAGAAGTAATTACCAAGTCTTCACGTTTTAGATTATTAATTCCAGTATCTTCATTGAGGGAATTAATTGATTGACCTTGGAAATTGTGGGGAACTGATTGACACGAAGACAATAACGCTGAAAATGCCATAAGAACTATTAATTTTTTCATTTGAATAAATTTTGTTAAAGTGAAAAATAAAACCCAAATATAAAAGTTTTCGGGCATCTGCACACCCAAAAACCTGATATTATCAAAAAAAAAACATCAACACCCTGAACACCCCCACGCATTTACCCAATACCCGAGCGAAGCCCTTTCTGCTCACATCAAATGTGATAAACCCCTTAAAACCGTATCAGGGAACATTTTAGCGTAGTACATTTGAGTAGTTTTTACGCTCGAATGACCTAAAAAAGCCTGTACAACCTCAATCGGTACATTATTATTCAGTAGATAACTACCAGCGGTTTTTCTACCTGTTTTGGTTGTTAATGCAAAGTCAAGGTTAAGCCATTGCCCAAAGGTTTTTAAAGTACGGTTAAAATGTTGGTTGCTGCATTGCGGTAAATCATACTGATATTTTTCTAAAATCCGTTTCGCCTCTGGAAGTAATGGAACGATACGAGTATTATCGTTTTTTCCTCTATTCAAATCAATCAAACTGTTTTTAATATCTGTTTTTGGGTTGAACTCCGCAAAGTCGCAATAATCAAAACCAGTATAACAGATAAATAAAAATAAGTCTCTAATTAAATCCAAGTTCCCAGACAAAGACCAGGAGGAAATTAATTTAAGATGTTGATTTTCTAAGCATTGAATTTCTTTTGAGCGACTACGTTTTAACTCACATAATCGAATCGGATTATTAGGTATAATTTTTTGAGACACAGCCCAATCAACAACCGTAGAAATACTTTTTGCGTGCCTTACAGAGTGGTCGTTTCCAATATGTTTAACCGTTATCAGAAACGTGTAAAACTCATTACCAAACTTTTCAGAAATTTCATTAATAGGGATTTTTTCATTAAAATCTATCAAATGATTTTTCAGCGATTGCCATTTTACCAGCGTTCCTTTGGATAATGCTTTGGGCGTTCCGTCGAATTCACGTTTTACGGTATCAATATACGTTTGGAGAACATCGTGAAGAAATGGAAGGGGTAAATCTTTTTTGATGTAGCGATTAATAACTTCTTTACTCGTAATATTTTCATTACGAATAATTATTTCTTGAATTTGGGCGTAAATATTCCCTAATAATTCATTGTCAAGGCTTGTTTGTTTTGAATAGCCTTTAATTCGTTGTTTTTCAAGATTCCAATTTTCAGCAGGAATTTTTAAGCCTGTGGCAAAATCACATACTTGTTTGTTGATTTTAACACGGCAAGAGATTGGGGTTAATCCTTTTCGAGTGTTTTGGTATCTTAGCCAAAAATTGATAGAGAACATAAGCCTTTTTTTACGACTTGCATAGAAATTTATTTATAAGGGTTGAAAATATAGTACATCAAATAAAAATCATACCATACTGTAGTACATCCTTATAAAACTATGAAAATCAAATGATTGTGATAAATGCGAGAAAAAAGGGGGAAGGGTATAAAAAGCAAAAACCGCTTTAAAGGCGGTTTTAAGGATTTTCTTATTAAAAATTGGTGGGCCCACTTGGTACAGAACCGTACAAAATAAACCTCTAAAAATCAGCCAATTAGAATAATAATCCTAAAACCGTACAGCAATCAGTACATCACTTTGCACAAAAAAAATACTGATTGGCTAATGTGTACGGTTTAAACTTTCCCAAACTCAAATTTGAAATCGTAGATAACAGATTTTCAATTGTCCTTCTATATCCATCTTCTTTTTGATTCCACTCTAAACTTTTTTGTTCCCAAAAATCAAGTTTTGAATTAACATTATCATTGAAAATATCAACATTAATGTTTAAAGCCTTTGCAAATTTCTCCCTTGTACTATGTTTGGTTGTGTCTCTTTGTAACTGCTGATTATATGCCTGTATTGTAATTCCAAGCCTTTCGCTAACCATTTTATGAGTAAGTTTTTTGTCTTTTCTCATTTCTTCTTCGACAACATTTCTTAAAGTTTTCATTTTTTTAAATAAAAATGTTTAAAATTAATTTTTTATTTTAAATATTAATGTTTAGTATTGCATCATAATTCGTTTCAGATTACACTAAATACAGTTTCAAATGTAACGAAAAGTAAATAAAAAGTATATAAAATATTGCTAAATATTATTAAGTGGTAATATTAATTATAAAATTCACAACCATTAAAAACAAGAAAATGGGACTAAAACGAAAAGAAGGAAACATATTTTGGCAGGTGCTTTTATTTCAAAAGCAAAGTGTTCAAATAGCCATTAAAGAAGAAATGGAGGAACATAAATATTATAGAATGTTCCGAGATTATTACGTGTTTGACGAACCGCAAACTATGAAATTTGGCATTAGAACGCTTGATATTTATTATCGTTTAGTCTTGCCAGCGGAGTATAAAGCAATACCAAATTTAACTACTTACCAGCAATTAGAACGGTATTACACCGATTTGACAGGCAGTAAGGTCGTTTAAAACCAATTCACTCAAAACAGGTCGTAATATGGTTGTTTTATTAGTGTTCGGATTTTTGACAATAGGTATCTTGATTAGTTGGATTTATGAAAAAATCAACGAAAAAGTACCGTAATAGATATTTTAATAGTGGTTAGGTTTTGATTAATAGCGGGTGAAATTCACCCGCTTATTATTATACCAGCCAGAAAGATAAACCATAGGATAGTGTATTGCAGGGGTGCAATACATGAGCGTAATGGTTCGGGTGTAGATGGGTGTTGTAGGTCAGTACGTTGCACACTCTGACAGTAAAATAAGGCAACATTTTTTTTAATCACATTAATTTACTTCACCATGTCAAGTCTCAAAAGAATTAATGATAAGTCAGTAATCAAGGAAGATTTAGAATACTTGATTGCTCTGCATAATGCAGTATCAAAGGCAAAGATTGACCACGACAGAACCAGCATTGAACCAGCGGTTGAATTGCTAAAAAAAATAGGTTGTATTGAACGAATGATGAAAAGGCACAAAAATATTTTAGAGTGTGGTTTTCACGACAAAGAACTAACAGCCTATTTGCCCGCAAATGGGATTGGTAACGTCTCTTTATTTTCAGAATAAATCAAAACATTGGGGGTGTCTGCTTGAAAATCAAGCTCAATTTTTTATTCATTGGGGAATGAATAAGGAAAAGTAAACACAGTGATAATCTTGCACACATCCCAATACCTTTTATCATACTATGACAACTATCTTAATTATCCTTTTTGTGCTTTTTACGAAGGTTACAGGCTTTAAAAAGTCTCAATTTAATCCTACGTTACGATAAAAAATGAACGTCTAAAATCGGACGTTTAACCCTCACTTGATAAATATAGAAACATCTTTCGAGATGGACTAAAATCACCCTTACAAAATGCAAGAACCAATACAATTAACCGATAATCAAAAAACGATAAATAAGTTATCGAAATTTGGCTTTACGGTTCGGAATAAGGCATTATCCAATAAAAAGTTAATTAATGCTATTGATGATTATTTGTTAGGGTTTAACATAGAGTTACCAGCGTTCAAATCGGATTACGAAAGATTAAGAGAAACGATTTACGATTATGATACATATGGAGATGGTTTAGAATCGAAATTAGAGGAAATTGTAAAATTGAGGTATGCAATAGGAAACACAAAAGGATATTATGCTATGTTTTCAGCAGGAAATCAAAAAGTATTGCAACCAATGGCGTTTTGGTACTCAAAACACCGCTTATGTAGTGTTTGGAATTGGAGAAAGAGCCAAATAATCAGAAGCAAATATCGTGATTTTCTGACGGATGCGACCGATGGCATGGGAAACAAACTAATTAATCATTATTTACCGATTCACTTAGTTTTAACAGTTCCTCACAAAAACGGACTTTTCAATGGAAAAAGATTTTACGCCAAAGAACTGATTGAAGCGTTTACGGCAATGCGAAAAACCGAAATTTGGAAAAAGTACATTTATGCAGGTGAATATGGAATTGAGGTGAAAAAGAATGAGGAAAACGGTTTACATATTCATATTCACAGTTTTTTACTCCAAAAACCCGAATTTTCAATTATTGAAGTAGAAAGCGAAATTACTCAATTATGGAAATTATACATAGGAAACGAAACCACATTCAGCGGAATTCATTACGAAGGTTTATATCTGCATAAACGAGACGAAAACGGCAAAAAAAATACTGAGGAAAAGTTAGTTTATGACAAAAAAATAGGATTGAAAGTATTAAAACAAGTTCCTGTTAAACAATACATTGACCCAAAAACAGCGGATATAAACCAATATTTAAGCGGTGTTTTAGAGTGCATCAAGTATCATTTTAAGCCCGATTGTATTCAGATCGAAAACGGCAAGTACGATATGGAATTGATTGAGGATATTTTGAATAATACGAAGAACAAACGCCTGTATTCTCGTTTTGGCAAGTTCTACAATGTAAAGGAATTGAACTTTAACAATCTTGAAAAAGAGGAAGAAACGGACGTTTTAGAGGACGAATTGACCACCACCAGCACGGACGGAGTAGAAGAAAGAGTAATTAACCCGATTACCTTAGAAAAATGCAGTAAACGGACTGATTACGAGATTGTTATAAGTAACCCTTTATCAGTACGTTACCGAGAAAAAACAAGCCGTAAACCGTTAGAATCATACATTTACAATACAAAAGGATTACGGATTGCAGACCAATGTTTGAACCTTAAACAAGTCATCCGTTTGGATATGATAGGTTTACCAATTACGGGTTTTGGTCAAGAAGTTGTTACTAAAATGGATTTCGATAAAATTTTAGCCGTAAACACTCATAAGGACAAAATTAGAGAACAGGCACAAGCAATTTTAAAAACGTATCAAGATTTTCCAGAAATCGAAAATTACAATTCGATTCAAGTTTTTAATAAATCAGTTGCCAAAGAAAAGGACGAAATAGAAAAAGAATTTGGAGCGTATAAAACAGTTGAATTTTAACCGTAAAACAATGGAAATCAAAGATTTAGATTTACGTCCTTTTAATATACCCAAAAAAGGGAAATTAAAACTATACTCTAAAATAAGGGAAGAAAAGAGAATTATATTTTGTTGTTCAACTTCAAAAAATTCTTACGGAATATATACGGAATATTTAGTAAAATTTTGGTTTAATCGTTTGGGAGGTGGACAACATTTTTACAAATTAAGTGATTTAGGGAATTCCTTGTTTTCAAATTTACCTGACTATTTAATAAGTATTCCAGAAGAAAATTTTAAACTTTTAATTTAATAATTAACTAACAATAAAAACAAACAAATCATGCAAAAATTACAATTATCAGGAAAAGTACATTCAGTTTCAGAGGTTAATTTTATCGGTCAAAACAATACGAAAGTACAGCGTTTACGTTTGGATTGTACAGATAATCCAGAATACCCAAACATCCCAGAATTTCAAGCAATCGGAAAAAATGTATCGTTATTAGCTTCTTTAAAAACAGGTGAAACCATACAAATAGGGTTTGTAATTGATGGCAGAGATTACGAAAAGGACGGAAAAAGAGGCGTAATTACAAACCTCAATATTCTCGAAATCGGACGTTTGAGAACTGATTTTATCAAAGTTGAGGACGAACCCGAAACCAAAGAAATGCCAGCACCAGCGGCGGCAACAGGACCAGCGAAAAATGACGATATTATATTTTAGCTATGTATAAAGTACAATTTGATACAGGAACGGAAACCATAGACGAAAAAGATTTTGATAATCTTATGGATTACTATCTTTATTGGGGTTTTCCGTTCCCTTATTTTTGGGAAAAAGTTTAACATTATGGAAAAATTAATAAAACTTGATTGGTATCATGCTAAGTTAATTGAAGGACTTTTAAATGATAAATTATGTGTAATTGAGAATAATAAATTAAAAAATCCTGACGAAATGCACTATCAAATTATTCACAAAAAATTTAAGATAATCAATGAATCGACAACTAAGCAGGCTTAACAGTAGCGTTCTTTGCTATCAAATGTTACAGCATCCATATTTAAAAGAAATCCAGCTAATAATGCTTAAATTATTGGCAGGTGAATACGGTTTTAATTATGATTATTACGAAAAAATGGGAGTTTGGGCTACTAATAAGGAAATCGAAAACGGCAAAGAAGGAAACCCGTTTACAGCCGTTTACGACCCTAAAAAGGAGGTTTTGAAGTGCAAAGGTTGTTCAAAAAATTTTGATAAAAGAAAAGAAAATCAAAAATTTTGCAACTTGATTTGTAAAAATAGATTTCATAATTCAAAAAAAGTTTAATCAAAAAAAAAGCCTTATCAAACAAAAATTGATAAGGCTTTTTTATGTAATACCCTCTAAATCAAAGGTAATCCCCAAAACGTACAATATTCAAAGTAAAACACGTCTTTACGTCCAAATTTCTTGCGTACAGGGTTTAATTTCCTATCCCTTGCGTGTTTCTTAGATACGCCCAAAGTGATAGCCAGAAACGAAGAATTTACAATAAAATTACCCATGATTACGATGTTTTGTTTTTTGGTAGATTACGATACAAATATAATGGTTTACCTATGTTTTAGCAAGACAAAAAACACCTCAAAACGCCACATTATACCGCAATACACCACGTTAAGACTGCATTACGTCAGTTTGTACAAAGTTTACGATTAAGTTTGAACCGTAAACTATAATAACTCATGGCAAAAAAAGTAATTGCAACGGTAAAAACTGATAAACAAATAATTATTGATGGCGTAAACCGTGAAAAATTAATTCTTGGTTCAGCCAGTGAAGTATGCGAACGTGCTTTATCAGAATATTTTGAGCCACAACGTAAACACGAATTTAGCGTAAACGATGTTGATGAAATCCGTCTTTCAAAGATTTTAATTAACATAAATACAAATGATTGCGGTACACTTCATTTAATAGCGAATGAAAAAGGTTTAACAATGCCTGACTTATGCAGTATTATTTTAAGTCGTTTTTGTCGTGGAGAAATCCGTTTTTATGATATCCCAGAATACGCAGTAATTGAGACAATTACGCAGGAAACCCAAACCGAAAACAAACCATTTACGACAGAAATCCAAACGGTAAACGAGACTGTAAACCAAGAAACCGAAAGTTTATATGTTGATTCTGATAAGGTAATCATTACGATTTCAGAGTTAATGATACCAGCCGTTCAAGATATTTTACGCAAAAACGGTTTTGAGGAATTACGGTATTATACTCCAGAAAAAGAACATCAAGTAAACCGTGAAATGAATAATTTAATCAATGATGTTAAGGCAGAAAAGCAGAACGAAATCAATCGTTTACAGGCAGAAAACCAAACGTTAAACGAAGCCAGCGGAGACATTGAAGGATTGATTGAAGGTACAAAAATCTGTATAAAAGAACTTTCAGAAATAGGAATAAATCCGTTTTCTCGTTTCGATAAAAAGGAGATTTTAAAAGTTTTCCCTGAGAAATTAAGACCAATTTTTGAAGCATGATTTTAGCACTCATTGACGAAAACACAGGCGAAACAATAAAGGTTTACGGCAAAAATACAACCTTAGAAATTACTGATTCTTATTTTTCGGAATGCAGTAAACTAATGAGTAAACAGCGTAAAAAATCCGTAATTGACCGTAATAACGAATTACGCTATTTTGCCAATTTGGACGAAATTATAAAAATGGGGTTTATCCAGCGGTCGGAAATTGAAACGATTATTGAGCGTAAACTTATTGAAATTGAAAACAGAGTTACGTTAAAATTAAAGTTTGAATATTACGTTTCACGTCCTATCAAAAAGGCATTTATGAAAGGTTTAACGTTTTTTGGTTTTAAAATTATGAAAAATTTACAAAATGCAGGAATTTGATTATTTAGCGGAGTTTACCGCCACAAATACAGGTTTGTTTGATGTTGAGGACGTTGCACAACCAGCAATAGAACTACTTCCAAACAGACCAAACCAAGCACCAGCGGGCGGGGTTTTTGATAGGTTCATTCCTCAAAACGTTAGCCAGCCAAAACCCGAAATTTCAAATAGTGAGATAGAGGAATACGCAAAAATTGAAGCGGATTGGATATTATCACAATTTCAAATGTTTGTAGGGTTGGGCAAAGGTGCAATTTCGGGCGTAATCTACAATTCAGACGATAAACGATTACTGCAATCGTTAAGCGATAGCGGTCAAGGAAACAGCGAGGAAGCAAGGGAAATTTTAGAACGTTTTGAGATACAAAAAAGCCTTGAAAGTACAGGAATCAAGGATTACGAGACAAAAAGAAAAATATTTATTTCTGTAATCAAGTTGGATTTATTGAAGAAACAACGTGAAGGGAAACTCGAATTACCTTCAATTTCTCAATACTTATATAAAATGGTTGCCAGCGAATTAGTACAGATTACGGGCAACAATCCACGTATTTTTTCAACCATTGGCGAACGGTTACTGAATCTCATTAAATCAAAATTACCGATATGAACCCAAAAGGAAACGTTTGGTGGATTGGAGGGAAACGAGACACAGGTAAATCTTATGAATCCCTACAAATTGCCGATTTCTTTCACCAACGAAAAGAAAACCCGAAAAGAGTAATCGTAATTGACCATACCAACAACGAAGATACTTATGGACATATCAAAAAAATCAAGTTATCGGACTTAGATTTCAAGTTACCAGAAAAGGGTTATTTTCGGATTTGTCGAGAAGAAAACGAACCTAATTTTGATTTTAAAACCTGTTATCAAAAATTAGCAAAATTAGCTAATACGGTAATTGATTTTGACGATGTTACAGGGGTTTTGCGAGGTACAGCACCAGCGGAATTGATGACACTTTGCGGATTAGCGAAAAATCAAAGGTTAGAATTAATCTTTCAATTTCACACCGTCACGGCTACTGCTCCTCAAATTATTGGAGTGTGCAATATGATTGTAGTCAAACAAACTAATGAGGATTTACCGCTGAAAGAATCATTCGTAAATAGTAGAATTGTAGGCGTTTTGATGCAGGAAATTAGAACGGAAAATAGAACGTATGACGACCGTAAAAAGTGGGCAACTCGCATTTTAGACGTTGATTTAGAAAAGATTTTCGTTAAAAATATCAATGGAAAATCTTACATAGATTGTTACAGAACAAAACCGAAAAATTTAGAATCATATTTTAAATGATAAAAAAATCAATTAATCCGTTCCCAATAATTTACGCAACAGCCGTTTTTATTGGCTTTATTCTTACTAATATTTTCCTCCGTAAAAAGTTAGTAAATCAAATTCACAGCCAACAAAAACGCATTGAATTGTTAGAGTTGGAACTTCAAAACGTAGAGGAAAACTTACACGATAAAGTTTTAAGCGGTTTTTTTATGAATTTGGACGTGAAAGATTTAATGGAAGCCGTTTCAGAAAAACGTGGTTTTGAGTGTGTGGCAATTGGGAAAGAGGTTTTGAAAAATTTATTAGATGGAGAAAACCCAGAAAATTATGATATACAAGGCTAACACCATGACCGATATTTGTAAATTTTTGGATTTAACCAAAGGTTCAGACAAAAACCTAAGACCTGATATTCGATATTTAAAAGCATCTTTGGACGTACCAGAACATCAAGAAAATCTTATAAAATTAGGATTCAATCCGAGTAATCCACCGCTACGAAAACAAATACCATATCCAGCAGTACATTATATCATGGAAACCGTATTTAGGCAGAAATTGACCGAATAAAACCGTATTACACGCAACTACAAACAACATAAACAGAACTACGTATATTTAAAACCGTTTAGCTTGAAAATATAGGTAGTTTCGTAAGATTATTATTACAAAACGAAATTACAAAACGAAATATTTTTCTAATGGAAAACGAAATATTATTACCTCCATTTGCTAAAATCGAAGCAAAAACGGAAATTTTACAATACGACATCCAAGCCCCAGAAATCAAGGCAGACAAGAAAATAAACCCTGATGCAGTTGCAGAGATTTGTTTAATGTCTCAATCATCCGCAAACGTATCTTTAAAAGGTCGTTATGTTACGGACGGAGAGTTTAAAGGTGTGTCAAGTGATGACGTTTTAAAAGCAACAGCAAAGGTTAAAACCGTTGTTTTAGAACATTGTCAATCGTTCGATAAACGTTATGAGCCAACTGTTAAGGAAATCCGTGTTGAGGTTTTGGACGGTTTGACGTTTCAAAAGCAAATGAAACAACGCCTAAAAATCGTAACGATTGATAGATTATCAAACAGAGAAGTTAAGGAAGTTAAGGCAGTTTTAGACGAAGAAACAGGCGAATTTGTGTTTGAGGTAAACCAAAAAATCACGTTTGATATGACGGTTAATTATGCCATTGTTTCATCAATGAAAATTGGCGTTACCGTGGTTTATTTGGCGTAAAAATTACGTTACATTCATAATATTCTAAAATCAATAAAATGAAAATATTTTCACAACCATTTCTTCAAGGAACAAAAATTGCAAAATTTACTAATGAATATCAAGATTATGGATTTTTCTTGTTTTTTGTAAAAGGTGTTTTTTGTGTTGTTTATTCAAGTAGCACCTCTTTTGTCGATGGTAAAATTTCTTTTTTTTTAACAGGAGGAAAAGAACTATTATTAGATTATTTAAGCAGGGCAAACGATAATTCTGGAAAAATGATTCTCATTAATGGTTTCACTTTGACAGACTTAGACAAGGTATCCTCAAATGTTGTTGTTAATGGTACTTTGGGGGTGCCAAATGAAACAAATATAGCAAGAGACGTATTGCAATATTTTGGCAGTATTCCTACTGGTTATATCGAGCCACAAGAAACCGATTCAATAGAATTGCAAGCTCACGCAATTAAAGCAACAAAGTACGGTGTTGAAATGAGTAATTTACTTACTCAAAACGGTATTTCTCACGTTTCTTTTCAGAATTTTTCAGCTATTTAAGTAAGCTATCTAAGTAAAGGAAACTTTACAAAATAATAAAATTTCACTCTAAATCAAGTAAATTAAGGAAATGAATAAATTAACAAACTTACACGCTTCAGGCGTAATTAAGCAAGGGGAAAAGGTTTTTGATATTGATTGTACAGTAGGAACAGTTTCAGTTTGGAGTTTAGCACTTTGTAAAATTAACGGTTTGTTAGTTGCTTTTGCAAAACATTCAAGCGGTTTAACGTATTCTCCTGCAGATTTGAATTTGCACGCAAATTTTGTACGTGATAACGCAGATGCGCCAGCGGTTTTAGCTGCATTAGAAGCAATCAAGCCTTATTGTTTAACGCCAACAGCGGCGGCAGGTTTAGTTTATGTAACGGATGCAACAGAAACAGGCTTATATTTCGACGGTGTGAATAAAATTACAACGGCTCCAGTTACGCCACAAACAACTGCTGACATTTTGAAACAAGCGTTAGGCGGTTCAGGAAATGGAACGGACACAACGCCAGCGGGGGACTTGCCGAAATGGTACACAAAACCGTTAAACATCGTTTTAATGGTTGCGGGTGCAATCGGAATTGGCTTGTTAATCAAGAAATTTGCTTAGTAGAAATACCTCTAAATTTATAAAAACGCTTGTTTGCTAAGGTAGGCAAGCGTTTTTTTTAACTTCAAAAATATGTTTCAGCAAGGCACAGCCCTAAAAGCAATCAAGAAAGTAAGCCTTTACGAAAATATGGTTTACGATGAGGGAGGAAATACAGTAATTTCGCAAGGAACGCCATTTGCAAGTATTTCAGCGGGTGAACAAATTGGCATTGTGGAAGCAACATTTACACAGCAAAATTTTGTTTATGTTCAGTTATTCAAGCCAATAACCGTAAATCTAAAAAAGCGGTATTATGCTTTAATTTTCACGGATAATATACAAGAATTACCCGCTAAAACGGCAAGTAGTGAAACGATTGAATACTTTGCAAAGTGCCAGCCTGATAGTTCGGTAAACATTCGTTTATCAGCAAGTTTAACAGGAACTGTAAAAGCAAAAGCCAAAAACGGCTCATTAATTGGGCGGAGTGATGGAAAGGTAGGAAACAACGGATTTTTAAAGTTTAATTTGGCTTTGGGCGGTGTTGGTTATGTTCATAAAGATTATGTAACAAAAACCAAGACAGCCGTAACAATCGAAAAAACGACCGAGAAAGTAACCGTTACGAATCCATTGACAGGCAAAGACGAAGAAAAAGCACGTACAACTATTACAACAAATGAAGGTTGGACGGTTCAAGACGTTGTAATTAAAAC